GATAGATAATGCGGAAGCAATCTAAACTTTCATTGAACTATATATACATTGCGAGAGTCTTATTTATAAGATAGCACTTTTTCTATCTTATAATTTATTATATCATAAATTCCATAAAAAATCAAATTTTTAAAGCGGCTCGCTTTAATCGAACCGCCTTAAATTTCCTTAATTTCGCCAATTGTAAAAATGGCTTTGCACCACTGTTCATACCATACATCATTCAATTCACCGAAGATATGAATGACATTGTCTTTCATAGTAAACTGAAGATTAGGGAACATGGAGCACAGATTTTTTGCCGTCACATAAGAGTGATAATCAAACAGCTGTGATCCACTCAGCGGCACCTTAAAATCAATCTCGTGCATTTTTCATCCTCCTTTTTTTCTCGTCTTAGGCGTTGGCGGTAAATCGCGTGCAATATTGCAGGCTGGCCGCGATGCCAAGGCAACACCATAAGTGCCCGAAGGCAAAGCTGCTACAACACCTTGACGATATTTTAATGCTTCAACTTCATGTCTTAAACGAGCAACCTCTGCAAAAAGTTTATCTACTTCTTGCGTTGTTGCAAATCTATAAGGTTTATTCGTCTTTCCCACGACCAATCAATACCCCCAATACGAATAGATTTAATCCGAGCGAGATGAATCCGAGCAGGATATTAATATCCAAAATAGAGTTAATTATGCTCATTTTTTCTTTCCTTTCTGCGTTTAACAAAAATAATTGTATTAAGTGTTGCAGATATAATTTGAGTGATAAAAAATCCTATAAAAGCAATTAAGAATATAATATTAATTATGTTCATTTTTCTCCCTCAAATACTTAATAGAGTCAATTATATCCACAATGTTACAAACACTCGTAAGAAAGAAAAGTACACTAACCACCGCGACTAAAATCAGTTCACGTATCTCCATTCTCCTCTTCCTTTCTCGTGTCTTTCCGAAAATCCTCGCGGTTGTATTCATTTCCGCGGCCCTTCTTTGCAGGAATTTTGAAGCCGCGGCGTCTAAAATCAAGCAGACCATGCACTTCATCCGGTGTCATTTTCTTTTCATTCTTCTTCATTTGAATATTCCTCTCTGAGCCATTCTTTCACATCTTCTTTACGAGTGAAATATAATATATCATTTTCCCATATCCAAGCAGCCAATTCTTCATCTGTCATTTGACGAATATAATCAGCATTGGTAATACGCTCTTGTTCATACTGATTATTTTGCCAGCATATCAAACAAGGAGGGTCAAGAGGATAGCACTTCTTAAAAGTGCAACTCTTACATTTAACCAAATTTATATCAATTGCCATTTTCATTTCTCCTTACAATCTCACGCTCAGCTATATCCAGCTCACGCTCCAACCTATTGCACATACGTGACAGCATATCGATGGAAGCCGCCTCATTAAGCAATTTTGCAATAGTGCTTTCCTTATTACCGGTCATGACAAAAGCCATATAGGCTTTCTCCAATCTTTCAAGTATACCTTTATACTCATCCATTACCAATCCAGCTCCTTCACATTAACACGCTTTGCAACTTCGGTCGCCTTTTCATTCAGCATCTTCAAAAACTCTTTATTCGGCTCTTTCCAAACAGCATGAACATACATGATCTGTTTCCCATAAAGCTTGGCACCGTTCTGCTGACAGAGGCGGAGCCAGTCTGGAAAAGAAAGACCAAGCATACGACAAGCAAATGTGGCATAGCCGCCTTCAACAAAAGGTGTACCAAACATCTCATGTTTGGGACAAATCATCCAACCATTATTGCTTGTTTCTCTAAAGACAAAATACTCTGCCATTAGATAATCATTCCTTTCTGAATCTCCTTGACTTCTTTCTTCTCTTCGGGAGTAAGAGTAGAAAGTTTCTGCTTACCAGTGAGACTACGCACGATTTCCTCAATCGAGGGAACTGTGATTTCTTTCGCGGCCGTGATCTGCTCCGTCGAGAGCGGCGCCGCCTTATAATCCATGGTGAGGTACTTGCGAACGGTCGATACGGACCAACCGGTCGCTTCCGCTACGGCACTGTAGCTGCCGCAGAGTGAATATGCCTCAAACATATCTCGAATATCTTTATCTGTTACGCGTCTTGCCATTTTCATTCTCCTTTTTAAAATTGCATTGTTTAGGAAAGTTTCTAACAAAACCATTTTTTACAACACACCAATAGTTACTAACGGTGCGATTACCAAGAGAATCTTTATTACCATAATGTTTTGTAAAATATATACAGTTTTTACACTCACGCACATTCATAACTTTCTTCCTTTACCGTTGCTCGTGTCCTCGTCATTCAAATTGTAGAGCTGTTCTCTACTACGTTTCTTGTCATTTGCCCTTTCGCGGCGCGCCTGTTCACGCTCACGCTGCTGGGCGCGTTCATCAATCCAATCATCATCGTCATGGATGCGGAATTTGCTCATTTGATTAATCTCCATCCGTTATGTTCAATAATTGATTTCATATTTTCGATTCCCACCACATTCATGGAGTGAATCCTAAAAAAATAGCCGGTGTCTACGCGGCCGCTCTCTTCGAGCCAATCAAGAATCCTAATATAGTCGCCGCCATCAGAAGCATAGTTGCCTGCATCATGATCAAGATCAATGATGATTGTATCATCGTGCATTTGACGATCGTAGTAGCAAATGGTACTAATAGCATCATTAGTACTCTTGCACCACACCCAATCATTAGAGGGCGGCTGACGCATATCATCTACCCAAAGTTTCATGGTTACGATTCCTTTCTATTTTATAATTAATTATACCATAAATTTTCAAAAAAAGCAAATTTAAAGAGAGTGATTACTCACTCTCTTTTTTCAACCACTCAAGCCAACATCTATAACAATCTTTTTCGTCTTCACTTCCATAAATATTAATAAAACAGCCTGCACTATAGTCTTTATTTGGTGGGCAAGTTTTATCTAATATCTCAGCTACCTCCTCATCCGTCATCGCACGAATGCGGTCGGCGTTGGTCTGTGGTTTGCCGATGATAGATGGTTTCCCACACACAGGGCAAACATCAATGCCGTTGCCAAAAGGCTTTGATTTCGGAGAATATACAGGACAATATTTCATCAGTTTTATTTCAGTATCATCGCATGGATACTTTTCGCAATTGTCACAGAGAAATTTCATTCGTCTACCTCTGCTTCGCTGATTGTTATTTCTCTGACATCATCATTAATAGCTTGTTCAAGTCCACGTTTAAGACTATTAAAAAAAGAATCCTCTACTTCGATGATAGTTGGCATTTCATCAATCATTTGATATACTCTAGTTACCCAATACTCGGCACCAGGCATGTTAATTTCTAACAACCCCATGCGCAGTTTATATACTTCTTCAAGCAGTACATCCGCATCAATCAGTCTGCCATGCGGCGTGACTTCGATGAGAGGGCAAAAGTCCGCCCTTTCATATCCTTTTCCATATCGGCAAGTGCTTTCTTTGCATATAAACAGACACTCGCCACAGCTATTTGGCATCTTTATATTCGGTATATATACTCCCATATCATTCCTCATTTTCTCTTCAGATTATGAAAGAAGATGAACACCCTTGCCTTAACATCGCAGATAAACTTCTGCCATTTCGTTAAGTCTTCAAAAAAATCAACCTCTTCCACATCATCAATCAATATACTCATTAAACTTCCTCTCTCAGCCACTGATACCAATCATATGTAGTCTGCTGAGGACACAACTCATTCAATAGCGCGGCCAACTCATCGGTTTCCATACGAGAAATATTCTTCACTCGATCTTCATTTGTGGCATGGGCAAACTGTCTAAAATCAGAGTATATCTCATTCTCTGCATCATATTCCCTACAGTATTCACAGGGGTTGCCGTCAATAGGATATTCATCAAATAAATTCCACTTATAACGACATTTATCACACGGTACTGCTGCGCTCATTCATCTTTCCCCTTTTTATAATACTGATCGATCGGTACAAATCTTTCATTACCCCAGCGGCGCCCATTCATCTTCTCTGCACAAGCATCACAGTAGGGCGAAATCCAATGACAACTCATCTTTGTTGCAGGGGCGCCGCAATCAATACAGATAAACCTCGACATTTGCTCATACTTGTCAATTATTTCATACAATTTCTTAGAACCGTGGCTGACATAAAAGCGAAGTGCACCCCACTTTTCCTTAATCTGAGCAATATGAAAGTCCTCAAGCGACACTTTGTCCCATGTAAGAAGCTCGTTATTTATTTCTTCGCACATCTCTTCACCGAAGGCGGCCCGCCATCCATCCGGCATATCATCAAGCATTGTACCTTCAAGAATTTCATCTCGCCTATACAAGCTACAACGGCGCAGCCAAGGATAGCGTTCAAGCAATTCTTTATCTGTCATCATTCTCCACGCTCCCATCTTGCAATAAGAAAAATAATTAATGTAAGTTGTATAATAACAACTAAACCTTGTATCTGTGTCATATTACACTCCCATATAGTAGTTAGGCGATTTATTCAGCCACCAAGGAACCTCAATGCCATTGTTATAGGCTTGCCACCTACCATATATATCCTCAATATTTTCAATGTCGTGATAGTACATCTCGACATGCGGCCGCTCCAACCGATCCTGATGATAGTGGCCAAAGCACCATACATCCCAATTCATGCAATCTTTCATCTTATCAAGCCATATCTCCATAGAGCTATCGACTTCATTCTGATTAATTGCACTCAAGAAAAGATCGGTCGGCTGCCATGCCATGGGACAGGTATGACTAAAGACAAAATCATAATGTCCGCCGCCAAGGTCAAGATAGATCTGCTCCATCTCGTCCTCAGTTAGCTGCTCATTCCAGAACCATCCGCTCCGCTTTGGCTTTTTATATGCAGGATCATTCTTGTCGTAGATGCCAGCCCTATTAAGCCGCCACCACTTGTCAACACTATAAGCTCCACCGATGATAGCGGCCCTATGTCCATTGAACCAGTAGTCCACACCATCGCACAAATACTTAATAGTAGGATACTCAGGCTGCATACAGACATAACCATCAATGGTATCATCATATACCAACCGCATACCTTTTACATCCTGTGGCCGCGCCTCGTGATTGCCCCTTACAACGTACCATGTGCATAGAGTATGCTCTGTAATATTTTGTTTTAATTTTACATCATTCTCATTAAGGAAGAAATTAAATCCGGCATCTCCCAAAATTATGATACCAACATCTTCGTCCCTAACAAGATCTTGCTGCATGATCCTATAAAAATCACCATGCTTATCACCAGTCACATAGTACTGCATAACTATCTCCTTAATCCCAAAGACTAAAGAAAACACGACCCATCATGTCCCATGCCTTCTCAAAGTCTGCTTGTCTTTTTAAACTTAAATCAGCATCCTCATCAACCATTTCCTGGCTATAAGGATTATCCCATCCTGTAATAGGATCAGTACTTGGATGCTCATCAAGCCACGCTGCCCATCTATCATAACCAGGATGCGGGTAAGCATCATCATTATTCTCTTCCGCCTTGTAGAAAAGATCTGCCATATCCTTTAAATATGCAGTCCAGTCCTCATCTGTAGGAAACCCGCTAAACTCACCAGGCCATCCCATATGATTATCAGCGAGATGCTCAAGGCCGCCATGTATAACAGAAAGTAAATAGTGGTCAAAATCCCACACATCACAATCTGCCCAGCCACGCTTTATCCGCTGAACAGACCATTTCACAGCTCTGGGATAATACTTTATATTTTTCCAAATATTTCTAAGACGCCACGGATACGGCGGCTCCCATATGTTCATCATTCTCTCACATCCTCGGATAATGCGGCTGACTTGCCCAGAACTCTTCCCACTCTTCCTGGGTCGGAGACTCATACTCTACCTTCGGCTCGGGGCGGCTTAGAAGTTCCATAACTTCATCAAGCGTCATAATATCAACTCTACCATCATGAATCACATGATACTTATTATCCTCAAGTTTATTGATAACCATTATATCCCTTCTTCCATATCATCATAGCGGCTTTCGCCGAAAAACTCTTCAATCGACTCATGAGCAAAACCCATTGAATAAGCAAAGGCTTTGCACATACGATGGAGGCGTGCAAGATGTATTCCATTCTCCGCCTCGACAGATAGATGAAAACTATTTACTTCATTCTCATCTTCTTTTTCTGTAAAAAAGAAAGTTATTTCTTGTTTAAAAGCGTCCATAATAATTTCGCTCCTTTTATCATTCTATAAATATTATATCATAATTTTTCAAAAAATGCAAATTTAGTGTATTTTCCCTATACACTTTCCACTTATTTTTAGAGGTGAGTACTATGACAAAAAGAACTATGGATGCTATCTTAATTCTTATAGGCATTGCAGTCCTCATCTTCACAGTAGCTATGATCTGGGTCTTCCTCATTACTGGAGCGATTCCAGACACGCTCTGTACTTGTTTCTTCGTCGCCTGCACAGGTGAATGCGGCTTTATGGGTTGGATAAAGACTGCAAAAACTAAATGGTAGGATCGCGAATGGACGCTTGAGGACGAGAAACGTTTTGAAGAAAAAATGAAACAACAATAGGAGGGTAAAAATGGATCAGTTTAATTTCTGGATTCAGGCCATTATCTCTATACTTAGCGGCATTGCCGTTATTGTTCCTCTGATAGCTACGCTTGTTAAATATGTGCGTAAGGCTGCTGAAGAAAAGAACTGGACGCAGATGCTCAAGCTCGTTATGAATCTCATGGCAGAAGCCGAGAAGATGTTTGACGTCGGCGCTGAAAAGAAAGAATGGGTGCTTGCAGAACTCCATGCGATTGCTGATACGCTCAACTATGAAATAGATTGGGTTGTGGTTAGCGATATGATTGATAAAATTTGTGAAGTTTCCAAAGAAGTTAATCCTCCCGTATGACACCTGAACAAGCCAAAAAGACAGTTTTAGCTTTAGCAAGTAGCGAAGTTGGTTATCAAGAAAAAGCAAGTAATGCCAATCTTGATGACAAGACCGCAAACGCTGGACATAACAACTGGACCAAGTATGCACGCGATCTCGACGCGGCAATAAGTTTCTACAACGGCAAGAAAAATGGTTATGATTGGTGCGATATGTTTACCGACTGGCTCTTTCTCCACAGCTTCGGCGCGGCCCTGGCTATGGAAATGCTGTGCTAGCCACAACGTAGCGCAGGCGCAGGCTGTATGTACTCTGCCGGCTACTATCAGTCCAAAGGGAGATTCTACCCAACTCCCGAGCCTGGCGACCAGATATTCTTCTTCTCTGGTGGCGGCATCAACCATACAGGTATTGTAGAAGCTGTACAAGGCGATCAAGTTATTACTATAGAAGGCAATAGTGATGACTGCGTTGCACGACACAATTATCCACTCAACTCAAGTTTTATAGCTGGGTATGGGCGTCCAATTTGGGAAGCCGCGGAAAAATACACAGAAGATTATG